TCAATAACTTTATTAACATATTGCGCCCGCTCTCTTACAAAAGTTTGCGGGCGCAATTCATGATCAACTGTAATCATAATAACAATTTGAGGTACATTTATCTTATATAAAGCTTCAAACATCATTGAATAGATAGTAGATTGTAGAAAGTAACTTTCAATCCATTCTGGTTCTTTTAATCTTTTAGATGTCTTAAAGTCAATAATCGAAGTAATTCCATCATACTGCGCCACTAAATCTGTTGTGCCAGCACATTTAAGAGCCTTAGAAAACAATGGAAGTTCAACTCCTAGAATGTTATCAACATGTTCGTCCAGTTCTCTTTTAATAGGTTTGAAAGACTCTATGTTAACTGGCATCTCACCTTTGTAAGGATGCTCCTCGTTTAATATATATCGTTCAGCAATAGAATGTACGGCTGTACCACGCCGAGCAGCTTGAACAGATATCTTTTCAGCTTCAGCCTCACCAACCCTTTCTTTCCATTCTAGTAGAGCAGTTTTATCCATTTTCTCTGATAAAACAGTAGTAACTGACTTTAGCTTAGTTACGCCATCGGGGAGAACGTAATAACGTACTCCATCAATTTCTGATCGTTGTAGATTAAAAACAGGTACAAGTTTATGATTGAATTGTTTTCTCATATCTCTAATAATTTAGGTTCTCAGACTCTATGATAAATTCTTTTACAATTTCGCTACGTAATATATCATTATGATCAAATTCTACAATTTCGAAAGCTTTCATTTTTTCTAAAACTTTTATAAACTTTAGAATATCTTCTTTTCTAGAATCATTTTTATGATTGTTTTTTAGATCGCTTTGTCTATAATCACCACAAAATAGTATTTTGCAATTTTGTCCTATTCTTGTCATAATTGCATATAATTCATTCCATTCTAAGTTTTGGCATTCATCAACTATAACAATACAGTTATTTAAAGTTATACCTCTTATATAAGAGGTAGATATAAATTCTACATTTTGTTTTTGTTTTAATATTTCATATGCATCACCTCTTCCAAAAATTTCTGCGCATATTCCATAGTAAGGCATTTCATAATGTTTTGTTTTTTCTTTAAGATTACCTGGTAAGAACCCAACATTCTTAGATGGTTCGGCAGATCTGCAAATGTAGATCTTATCATATTGTTTACTTTTTTTCGAAAACAATTCATTTAACGACAAATAAAAAGACAGGAACGTTTTGCCTGAACCAGCAGAACCTATCAAAAGGAGATTTTTACCTGCTTCATACGCATCAAAAGCTATGCTTTGATTTTTTGTTAGCGGTTTAAACTTTTTAATTTCGAAAGGTGTTTTATTTTCTTCTATTTCTTTCTGGTTTTGACGGAGTAATCTTCTTTGTTTTCTTGTTAATTTTTCTGTTACTGCCATTTTTACCTTGCATTAAAATGTATTAATGTTGCTTTTTGAAATTCCTCTGGAATTGTTTTTCTTCACTTCTTTCAATAAATCTCTAAAAGTATTATCAGGTTTGCCCATACCCCTACCAGAAGAAATTAACGGTGCACCATTAATAGTTTGAGTTAAATTTAGATTTTCTTTCAAATAAACATCTAGAGCTGAGATAGACATAAACTCCTCAAACTCTTCGCCAGTATTATTATCAATAAAACTGTATGTTGGCATTATTAATCTTCCTCAAAATAATCTTCATCGCACAAAAGATCAATATCTTTGATTTTCAACGCTCGATCAATTCTCTTAATCTTACTTTTATTTACTCTTTTGGGTTTGTAGTTTTCTTCAAATTCTTCGTTATAGAAATCATAATTATCATTAATTTTCTTATTAGTTTTACTCATGGAATAAGTCCTGGAAGTGCCTCTTTTACGTGATTAATAGTGATGCCTTTAATTGGCTTTTTGTCTTTAGAATTAACTAACATCTCAGCATCTTTTGGGTCAAGCCTTTCAAGAAACTGAAGAAACATCATTTCTCTTTTATTTTGTGCGATATTTGGATGAAAACCTTCGACAAAATACTGAATATATTTTGCTTCTTTACGAAAAATATGCTCCTGATCTACAAGATCATTTTTCTTATATGGAGGAGCTCCCTCAGGAAGCAAAAACTTTACACTAGGATCGTATGCTGCTTGAAGCATAACTCTTAATGCAAGACAATCATTTTGTCTCAACATATCAATTTTTTCTTGAGTTCTTTTTTGTTTACCAATTTTCTCAAGAATTTCTGCAATACCAATTACCATTTTCAAAACTCCGACAAATGTTCTGTTAAATTTTTAAGTTTGTTAGCAATAAAATAGTTCATAAGTTTAGAACGATCTTTATTTTCTTGTTCATAATAAGATTCCATAACTTTTTCCTTAATTTCATTAGGAATGTAGTTAAGGTCAATCAATTGTGCATTACGAAAATAATTTCTGGCAATTGCTGTTTCCATTTCATTTGGAGTAATGTGAAGATATTTCTCCATTTTCTTTGCAGTCAATGGACGTTGACGTTCACCAACTACAAAACAATTGTCAGAAGAAAGTATATTGGGAACACCATCACTAGCATCGCCTTTCATTACATGCTCGCGAAGATATTGTTCTGGGTCTTTATGAGTAATCCAACGCTTACGTGTAGGATCATACTGTTTTACATTAGCATATGTATGAAGCTGAATAAAATCTTTATCCCCAGAAAGAATCAAAATTGGTTCTCCACCGAGTTCGCGCCCAAATTCGTTTACAAGTGTACCAATAATATCATCAGCCTCTGCTGATTCAACATCAATAACACGATACGGGAAAAACTCTTTCAACTCTGAACGAATTTTATACAAGCATTCAAAGATTGCTTTCCAATCAAGGTCAGATTTTTCCTGACTCTTTTTACGATTAGCTTTATAGTATGGGAAAATCTGTTTTCTCCAGTAGTTTGAATTATCGCAAGCAATAATCATCTCACCATATTCACTACCGAATTTAACTTTATAAGAACGCAAAGAATTAAGAATCATATGTCGTACCATATTTTCTTCAATTTGCGCGTTTGTATGGTTGCCAAGTTGCATTAATAGATTAGATAACATAACCTGATTCAAATCAACAATAAACAAAATCTCACCTATTCTTTTTTCTCTAGTTTAAAATCAATATCTATTTTTTCTTTAATTTTTAAAGTTGGTTCTGGATAAGAACTATCATAATCAAAAACCTCATTCCAAAGTTCTTGGAAAGGATGGTACATACCATAATGTCTGCACATTAACGCTCTCAATGATTCAACAAGAAATGCTCCTTCTTTTATACTCTCAATAGAATCTGTTTCTTCTTCATCTTCAAATTCAAAACCAGCTATATCTAGTTGTGTGAAAATAAGAGGTACAAGGTTGTTTATAGTTTCCTGTATATGAAAATGTTTCATCATATCAGTGTTTTGTACAATTTCATCCAAACTTGGTAGTTCTGGACCATTATACTGTTTAGGGAAAATAATCACATTATTGCTTTGCATATGGCATCTTTCATTAATTTATATTAGTATAACCTATTTTTAATAATTAGTCAACCATATTTATTGATTTTAGAGTTTTAAATTGCTGTGATTTTTATGCTCAATACGTATAGACTGTGCTAAAGAATGCATAATGACTTGGTGGCAATCTTCAACGATACCATAATTATCGCTATGTACATGAACACATATGTCTACCATATCTTTAATCTTACCACCATCAAATCCAACCATAGCCATAGTAAGCGCTCCTTTTTGTTTAGCAGCTTTTACAGCATTAATTATGTTTGGAGAATTACCGCTTGAAGAAACTACCAATAAATCAAATTTATTACTGAACCATTTTATCTGCTCAGAAAACACTTTTGAAAACCCAATATCATTAGCTATAGCAGTATTTAAAGAAACATTAGATTGTAGTGGAATAACAAATGGTTTTAAATCTGTATCGCATGCAATACCTTTTGTGTGGTCGCAAGATAAATGTTCAGTTATAGCAGCAGAACCTCCATTACCGCATACAAGTAAAGGAGTACCATGTTTAGCCATGTTTATTAAATGCGTTTCCATATTTAAAATTTGAAATTCATCAATAGTGTATAATGCTTCATTAAGCATTTTTCTATAATTTTCAAAATAATTCATGATAACATTTCCACTGTGCTACCTTTTTGTTCAAATTTGAAATTTACTTTTTGAAATTTTGTTAAAGATTGTATGACATTATATTGGTATTTTTCGGGCACATAAAACATCATATAGCCTCCGCCACCAGCACCTAAGACTTTACCTCCTATAGCACCATTTAAGATAGCAGTTTCGTACATTTCTTCAATAGTTTCATTTGAAATATTACTAGATAGTTTTTTCTTTATGTTCCAGGAATGACCGAGCAACTCACCAAAATTATCTAATTTGTTGTTTTCTAATAACTTTATAGACTCTTTTGCCATATCTACTAATTGTTTGGT